CCGAGCCATGTCGGATGTGCCTGGCAACCTGTACGTGCCCATGTTTTTTGCCTGGACGAACAACGACATCTACGACCGGCCCAGTGGGGATGCAGCCATCCGCCTGTCCGAGCGGAGGCAGCACGAGAACCTGATTGACTGCTTCAAGGCCGAGGACTGGGGTGGCTTCCACGCAGCAGCAAACGAGCTCGGGTACTCGGACATTCAACGTGAGCGTGCGGCAAAGTATGGCCTACGTCCCAGCCAGATACGGTATTGGCAGGAGACCCTGGTCAACAAGTGCAATCACGACCAAGACCGCTTCGACGAAGAGTGGCCCGTCTCCCCTGGACTAGCCTTTGTCTCCTCCGGTCGCTCAGTGTTCGCTTTATCCCTCCTAAGCAAGCTGAGTGACAAGGTGTCTGAGCCTCCTCGTCGGGGCACCCTCCATCGTGATGGGGCCAGCAAGGTCCGCATCCGAGATGACGGGGGAGGCTGGGCATTCTGGAAGTCGCCTATTCCGGGGCACCAGTACCTCGTGACAGCCGATGCAGCTGGGGGTGGGCACCGCAAGGAGGACGACTTCTCCTGCATCCAGGTGTTCGACCGGGCCGAAAGCGAACAGGTGGCTGAATTTTATGCGAAGGTCTTCCCCGACACTCTCGCCACCCAGATTGCAATGGCATGCGAACTCTACGGCTACCAGGCCTGCGTCTGCGCCCCGGAGTGCAACGGTCCAGGCATGCTCGTCATTGCCAGCCTGGCTCAGAACTATCCAGAGGTCCAGGTGTGGCGCCGGTTCAGCGAGGCCGGCAAGGTCATCACCAGCAACCAGCGCGGACCCACCCGCACACTGGGGTACTGCACCACTGAGCGCACCCGCCCCTACATGTTTGGGCTGCTCGAGTCCGCTATCCGCAACAACAAGGTCGTCATCCACAGTGCTCGCCTGGTCGGTGAACTCCGCACCCTCATAAGGGCTAAGGGGTCTGGCCGTATCGAGGCTGCTGTCGGGTGTCACGATGATGCCTCCGTGGCTCTCGCTATCGCGCTCGATGTTCATGCACAGCAGGCCGAGCAGGGCTATCAGGTACGTGAAGAGCCCAAGAAGGATGGTCGGAGCCGGCGAGTCCTAGAGGAGATGGGTATTTTCCCTTGCTTCCAGGGCAATACTGACCCAGAGCTAGAGGCCGACCATGACGAGGGGGGCGAGGAAGCGGTATGGTACTAGAGGTGTTCATTGCAAGTGTAGCCGCATCATTTATCGGACTGCTTTGGTTTATCGATTCCACGATTAAGAGGCTCGTCGTGCCCCTACTGCGCCAACCTGTCACGCCTGGATGGGTGCTACCTCGCTCTGGCGATACCGCTGAGGGGCCCCTCGGAGAGCAACATCGTGTTGACATTCCCGTGGATGTCACTCAAATGTTACAGTCAGTTCCTGTGCCTGCGGGCGAGCGCGAAGAGGACTATCGGGAGTGGCTATGGGAGCAGGCTGCCCTCCGGGTGCAGTACCCAGACGGTCACCCCCGGCAGGACTCGGACTATGAAGCAATCGAGCAGCGGGTGCTGGAGATGGAGCTCTAATGCAGGTAGGCCAGCCGATGAAGCGGGACAAGAAGATGACCAAGGTCGTCTATGACCGCTACCAGTCCGCACGTAACCGCAAGAGCGAGCTCCACGACGACTGGTACACCCAGCATGCCTTCTATGACGGGCGGCAGTACGTGCGCTACAGGGGTGGCAAGCCCAGCAAGCGCAAGGCACCCACCTACAGGGTCAGGCTGACGAAGAACCTCATCCGTCCCATCGTGGACACGGCGGTGGCCAAGCTGAACCAACAGAAACCCGGCTGGATGGTGCGCCCAACAGGCCCCGAAGAGGACCGCATCCACAAGGCGCGAGCAGCGGAGAGGCTCCTCGAGTTCCTCTACCGCAAGCTGCGCCTTCGTAACATCACGCAGGGCACCCTCTTCTGGGCCGCCGTCACAGGCACCGGCTTCGCCCATGTGAATTGGGACAAGAGCAAGACTTTGACCAAGGGTAAGGTGACTGGGGCCCCCCTCGTGAAGGTGGTCACCCCATTCGATGTCTACCCCGACCCGGCTGCCACGAGTATGGATGACGCCCGGTGGTGCATCGTAAAGCACTCGCTGTCTGCGGCAGACATGGAAGCAAATTGGAAGGGCAGCATCACGCGTATCCAGGCAGCTGCTGAGTCTGCCAATGAGGACGCATGGTTCGATGCCGACATCAAGGGCTACATCTCTGGCGGGACAGTCAGCGAGGGAGAGGAGACCTACGAGGTCCTCGAGTATGAGGAGGCCCCCTGCGCCGAGTACCCCAAGGGCAGGAAAATCTACCAATGCGGGCTCATCACCCTGGCCAGCGGCGAGCTGCCCAACGGGCGCTACAGTCTGCATATGGTGCGGGTCGGCGTGGCGGGAGGTCGGTTCTGGGGCTTGGGTATCGTGCGGGATGTCATGGATGCCCAGCGCGAGTACAATCGGACGTTCTCTCACATCATTGAGCTGAGGAACCTCGCGGTCAACCCTCCTTGGATAGCCCCAAACGGCTCACTGAAGACAGGCCGGGTGAGTAACCGCCCCGACAGCATCAACTTCTACAACCAGAACTACAACAAGCCCGAGAGGCTCCCACCCGTCCCCATTCCATCGGGCCTGTATGAGCTGGCACAATCCCTTCGCCAGTCCATCGCGGACATCTCCGGGGTGCATGACGTGTCGCAGGGGAGGCAGCCCTCTGGGGTAGTGTCTGGTCGGGCTATGGGCATCCTGTCGGACCAGGACGCGACCAAGCTGGGTCCTGCCGTGTCTCAACTGGAGCTCTGGATCGAGAGCCTCGGTCAGTGCATCCTCGAGATGTGCCAGGAGCACCTCGACCCGGATGTCACCCTCTCAATTGTCGGGGAGGCGCGGTCTGCTGAGGTCACCAAGTTCCACCGTGGCATGCTGGACTCAGAGCTGGATGTGGAGGTCCAGCCAGGGTCTATGCTCCCGAAATCGTTGAGCTTTGAACGCGAAATGGCTCAGAGAGAATTCCAGATCGGGGCGCTAGGCCCACCCGATGACCCGCAGACCCTCATCAAATACCGTAAGGCCTTGGGGCTTGGCCTCGGCGACCATAACGCGGATGAGGAGGTCGGACGTTTGTATGCCCGCCGAGAGAACGTGCTTCTCGAGGACGAGGATGAGGCCAACCGGGAGAAGGTGCGGGTGTCGTGGCTCGACCAGCATATCGTGCATATCGATGAGCACTTGCGGGCATGTCGGGACCCAGCATTCTCCGGGCTCGACCCCGAGGTGCAGATGGCTCATGAGCAGCACATCGCAGAGCACTACCGACAGCTCCACATGCAGGCCCAGGGCTTGCCCACATACGTTGCGGCGTGGGGTGAGGACCCGTCAGCGCAGCAGCAGCCAGAGCAGCCCCAGCAGCCACCCATGCCAGAGGCAATGCCCCCTGAGCAGCCCATGCCAGAAGATGCAATGGGGGGTGGGCTCGTGGGTGGTGGCACGCCGGAAATGAACGAAGCCCTCGTGGAAGGGGGCCCAGGTGTCAGTCCATACGGAGAGGAGATGAGTGCATATGGATGATGAGACAACAGTAGAGGACTCCGGGGAAGATCTATTCGACTTGCCTGCTGAGTTTACGAGTGAGGCGGCTCCTGAGCCTGCCCCTGAGCCAACCCCTGCTCCCGTGGCAGCACCCCCGGCAGAGGCACCCCCAGAGGTGGACTGGAAGGGGCGCTACGAGGAATACCAGCAGAAGGTGAAGCCCCAGCTGGATGAGTACGGGCAATTCAACAACTGGTGGAACAGCGGTGGCTCCAGCGAGTGGGACAACTACCAGCAATGGAAGACAGCCCAGCAGACGGAGGCTGAGCAGGCCCAGCAGGTAGATGCGGACGACTGGTTTGCCCGCCTAGAGGCCCAGGAGCAGCGCTACCAAGACCTGGCCCAACGGCTAGAGCAGTATGAGGGCAAGGGGCAGGACCCGGTCATCGAGAAGCTCAAGCTTCAGCACACTCAGAACGAGCTGAAGAAAAGCCTGGACCGGGCGCTTACAGGGAGGCCTGACATCCCCCAGAATGACGTGCTCAAGACCTTCATTGAGGCGAATGGGGCGCTGTCTATCGAACAATGTGCAGCCTTCTACACGAGGGCACCGGCACCAGCCCCTCCAGCAGAGGCTGCACCCAAGACACAGACACTGCCGCCGATTAGCGGAGGGGCTACCCCAGCAGGGACCCCGCCTAAGCCGAGTGGTGGCGACGAATTTAAGTACTCGGGGACCCTGGATGACTTCGATCGCATCTGGGACTTTGAGTCGCAACGGTTTCAATAATTTTCTAAGGAGTTTCCAAGGTGGCAATTGACGATACCGCAGTAGACCTCACTAATTTCGATGAGGCTCTTAAAATCCGCTATGCCAAGGCAATTACACAGTATATTGAACGTACTGTGGCCCTCTACGGCATGCTTGAAAAGAAAAAGCAGGGATGGACGGGCAAGCACTTCCTTATCCCCGTCAACATCCGCACCCCCAACACGGTCGGAGCACGAGCCCACTCGGGTAACCTGCCTGCCGGTGGCGCTGACGTGTACGTCGACGCGAAAATCGTGGCGAAATACAACTACTGCAAGGTCAAGGCCTACAACACGGCTGAGGCTCACAGTAGTGGCAAGGCGGGTGCTTGGGCTACGGTCCGCAAGCAAGTCTTGAAGAACGCAGCGGCTGACCTCCGTGACTCGCTGAACCGGCAGCTCAACTGGGGCTCTGCGGGCATCCTCTGTGAGGCTAACTCGACGGGCTTGACCGTGACCATCAAGACCTACGGGGACTCGGTTGACACCACCGAAGGACCGGTTCCTGACACGACCAAGCTGCTCAGGGTGGGCATGCGGGTTGCGTGGGGTCGGGCCAACAATACTTCTGCAACCGACTTTTTCGCCGCGCCGACACCGGCTGCTGCTGGCTATGGGTACGTTAACTCCATCACCTCCAAGACGGTCTTCGTTCTCGTGAAAACGTCTGGTGATGACCCGGTCGCTGGCGAAATCTTCGTCATGGGTGAGGGCACGGGAGCTGATGACTACTCCTACGGGCACGAGCTTACGGGCATTGCCGAAATGATTGACGACTCGGGTACGTTCGAGAACATCGACAGCTCTGCCTACCCCGAGTGGAAGAGCCAGATGTTCGCCAACCCTGACGGGGCGGGCACCGAGCGGGAGCTGCAAGAGGACGACATCACCCAGCTGCTCGACACGATTAGCACCGAGTCCACGGGCTCTGCCTCTGACCTCCTTCTTTTCGGCCACCACAGCACTCGACGTGCCTATGCCAACAGCCTGAAGAGCCGGAATGCCGAGCGCTTCAAGCCCACCAAGGTCAAGGGTGGTTACTCCCGCGAGTACCTCACCTTCCACTACGACGGCAGTGACGTGCCCCTGGTGGACGACAAGATGGCAAAGCACCGCACCCTCTTCGCCATGAGCAAGGCGCACACCTCCATCTATGAGGTCAAGCCCTTCTCCTGGGACTCCTCCTCGGGGGGCACCTGGAAGTGGGATGGTTCGCAGGATGCTGTGGTTGCATTCGGAAAAATCTACTGTGACCTGGGCACGGACAACCGAGCCGCCATGGGCGCAATCGAAGACATCGCTGTGACGGGGATTACCAAATGAGCTTGACAAATAAACAACGCAAGGCCCTTGAGGGTCTGGGAGGTCTGGCGTCAGGTCAGGTCTTCCTCGTGGGCGACACATCGAAGTCGTGGTACAGCCAGCTCGTGCAGGAGCTCCCGGCTGGGATGGTTCGTCCGAGCCTGGCCCAAGCCGTGGCTGCTGCTCGGGATGGCGGTGGCGATGTCATCGTGGTCCTGCCTGGAGAGCATACGCCTTCTGCGGCGGTGGCTGTAACCAAGCAAGTCCGCATCACCGGGCTGCCTGGGTACAAGAAAAGCACCCTGGTAATGGGTCCCACCACTGCATCTGCCAACGTGTTCACCGTGACCGGAGAGGGTGTCACCATCGAGGGGCTGACCATCGCGTCGGATGCCAGCAACAATACGGGCAGCGGCATTAACGCGGCGGCTAGTGATGTGACGGTTCGCGACTGTGCCTTTGTGGAGGGGGACAACGACTCCAACCATGGGGTAAAGGTTGCCGCTTCCGCAGAGAACGTGAGCATCCTCGACTGCTCCTTCAGCGGGCTTCAGACTGCTGTGGAGTTCAGCAACCCGCAGACGAACCTGCGTATCCAGGGGTGTGTTTTCGGGCAAAGCACAAACGACAAGAACCTGATTGATGCCGTGGCAGCGGCAACTACTGGGCTCTTGGTCAAGGACTGCGTCTTCTTCGCGGCTACAACCAAAAACCTGGGTGTAGACACCGGCACCGCCACAGGGGGTCTCGTGTGTGACTGCTACTTTGCCGCAGAGTCCTGGACTGCGGCATCGCCAGGCTTCATTGGCGACGTGGACAGCGCGCTGGAACTCTGCGGCAACTACACCCGGGCGGGACTCGCGACAGGCTACCCTGCGTGATAACGCCCAACCAGTACGAGCGAGCTCAGGCACTGCAACCCAGCGCGTACTGGACTCGATATGTCCATCAAGGCTACCCACCAGCTGCCCAATCAAAGGTGGTTGTCGCCTGGGACCCCGTTGGGGGCTGTTGGGTGCTGGCCTATGACACTGTCGAGACGATGCCTAACGGAGCGCACGGTCTCACGACTGCGCGATTCCTGAAGACGTTTTACTGTTGGCGGGGGATGGGCTCCATCCCCTTGCCACCAGGCCCACTCATGGTTCAGTGGCTCCGAGAGCATGACTGCTTCGCTGAGTCCTACGTCGGTGAGTGGAGCGACAAGTTCTTTGCTAGGGTCGACCGGGCCAGGGCAGAGGAGGATGAGAAGAAGTGGCAGGAGGAGGAGTATCGCCTCAAGCAGCTCTACCACCGCCATAAGGACGAGATACAGGGCAAGTTTGGGTATGTGCCCAAAGAGGGTCCTGCCGGTGAGCGCAAATTCTTCTACGAGGGGTGCCTCGGATGACGAGAGACGAGCTGATCACACTGGCGAAGTTCTGGCTGGATGAGAGGGGAAACTTCTACTCGACGGCTCAGCTGAATACGGCAGCCAACTTTGCGAACCGCATGGTGTACCGGGCGGTGGCCAACCAATCTCCGTCGCACTTCGCTCAGATAAGCACCTTCTCCTATCCTGCCGACACGGAGAAGGTGGATCTCTCTGGCGGCTCCTACCTAAACGAGCGACCGTACCGCATGCTGGCAGTGCAACAGCTGCCCAGCGGGTCGACGGTCTCAGCAACCAACCGACCTCAGACCATCGAGTACATCTCCCCGAACACTAATCATGCGGATGACATCGCCACCGAGGACCCGAACGTGTGGCAGTCGGCTGGGCTGTATTGGACGATGGACACGGATGTAGACCTCTACCTCCTCCCCATGCCCGCCTCAGCAATCGACCTGCGGGTACGATGGATCGGCCACCTAGCCAACCTGGCAGCGGGGAGCACATCCCTCCTGGGGGGTAAGGCCACTGAGTTCCATGACCTGGTGGCGGCAGTGATGACGAAGACCCTCCAGCAGAAGGAGCGCAACTCAGACCAGGGAGTGACAGAGCTGTTGGTCTGGATTGGCAGCCAGGTCGAAATGGCTGAGGCTAGCCGAGAGGTTGCCCCCCGCGTCATCTTCGAGAGCCCCTACTAGTGGGCATCCAGGCGCGAGGTCAGTGGCTAGGTCTCGAGTACCGCAGCTCGCTCCAGACCCCGATGCATGACGAGATTGCCATCAACATGGACTACTCCAGGGGGACCAAAGCGGCCAGGCCAGGCATCAAGACCTACAGCTCATACGATGCGCTCATCTTTGGGGCTCAAATCGCAGTGGTGGAGGACTCGAGCGGCTATCCCTACGTCCTCCGGGTGGGCAACTATCTCACGACCAATGCAATCTCAGCATCCGTGTACAGCTATCACGACGGTAGCGTGATAACCCCGCTGATTTCCCTCCCCGCCTGCCCTCCAGACCCCGAGTTCCGCTGCACCCTGCTGCGAGGCAACTTCGATGGAGCTCCGGTGGTGTTCGTGTATACCAATCACGCCACCTACTACTTCAACCCATCGGCCTCCCTGTCCACGATCACAAAGCTCGTCCCCGCAACCCATGCCATCAAGCTCAAGAGCATAAACGCCAGGTACTGGATGAACAGCCCCATTGGTAAGGCCGCAGCGTGGCAGCGTGGGCGCTACTGGTCATGTGGATGGGAGACCCCGCAGACCATCACGCTCGACGGTGAGATGCCAGCCAACCAGGAGGACATCCCCAAGGAGTGGATGATTGCCGGGAACACGCAGTTCGTCCTGCCAGCCGGCGCCTATGCGTACTCAGATGGTAACGACGCTGCCGGTATCTGGGCCCCGAGCGTTGGCCTCATAGACTCCCAGGCTAAGATAGTCGCCCCGTATGCCTTCCGCGAAGCGCTGTACTTCTTCACGACCCGAGGCATCTGGTCTGTGTACGGTGACTTCGACACCGACAACCTGCAAGCCGTCGAGTCGGTGAGCAGTGTCGCCTGCGCCGCACCGCACGCTATCGTGGATGACGGGCGCGGCTTCTATTTCCTGTCGCAGGACGGGGTGTGGGTCTACGATGGCGAGACCATGGTGCAGAAAATCTCTAAGCCCATCGACTGGCTGTTCACCGGTATCGGTCCCCACTGCAAAATCCCCGAGCCCGCAAAGACGCTCTGCGCTACCCTGGGCTACCCCTGGCGCATCGACGCATCGAAGCTGCACCTGGCCAGTGCCGTGCACGTAGCCAAGAAGAACCAGATCTGGTTTGCCGTCCCCGTCGAGGGCAACTCCAACGGCAACACGGTGTGTCTTGTGTGGGACGTCGCCCAAACTGCATGGTCTCTCCATTGCCGGCGCGACATGGGCGAGTACTTCAGCGGCGCAATTGAGTACAAGGGGGAGGTGCTGCTCTCCCGAGACGGGTATCACGCCAAGGTGGGGGCTACCTACGATGACAGCGGAGCTGGCATCCCGGTTGTTTGCTGCACCACCAAGTTGCCAGGCCAGCTCAACCAGCAGCGGCTCCTCCCCCGGAAAGTGCGCCTGCGGATGATGGCACATGGGAAGAAGCCGGCAACCAACCCACCGCAGTATTTCCTCGAGGCCGAGGACGCTACGTGGGACCATGAGGTCAACGGCTCTACCAACACAGACCGAGCGCTGAGTTCAGGCGACATCTACACGACCCCTGACTGGCGGGAGGAGAACACGAGCTACCTCGGGACGAACTTTCGGCTCGACGGTGGCACGCTAGGGACGAGCGATTGGTTTACCAGCCGCATTGACCCGTCCAGCTGTAGGGGTCGTTGGTTCCGGTTGGGCTGGGTGGATGACGCTAACACCGAGGACAGAGCACCCGTCATTGAGGTGGAGTCCTTCGACCTGGAGGTGGCCAGCACCAGTGGACCGGGCTAACCCAAGAATGATCGCCGGCTCCATGCCGCCCAGAGGGGGTGGTACGCTGCGCGGAAGCCGCCTGAACGGGCTCAGCCTCATCGAGCTGACTAGACGGGCTCTGAAGCCCCTCTCCGTGACCCAGGGTGTGCCCCTTACCTCTGCCATTGCCCTACTCGGGGACACGGGCGGGGTCATCATGTTGCAGCCGGGGGAGACCTGGGACATCTACGAGGCAATGACATTGACAGGCAACGACATTACGCTCATAGCCCACGGGGTGACCTTCAGAGCCGGTCCCGAGCTCGCAGCCCGCGCGATGGTTGTCCAGGGCGACCGCTTCCGGCTTCATGGCGGGGTGTTCGAGGCTGCTTCTACCGGCAACGCGGCCCTTCGACTCGAGGGGGATGATGCCATCATCGCGGGCACCCGGTTCTCGAATGTGGCGCAAGCCATTGCCGTGGCGGGTGGCAACAGGACGCAGATTCTAGACTGCCAGGTGGGCACCGTCACCGACTCCACCTCAGCGATTGACCTCAGCGGGACCGCCACCGACTGTCTGGTTCGCGGGTGTGTCATCCAGGGACGAACCCCAACCTGGGGTATTGACGCTGGCAGTGGTATTACGGTGAGTGCCTTTGTGGGCAACGTGAGCCAGGGTTTGCGGTATCATACGAGCGCCGGGCAGAACAACGTGGCAGCCGGGAATACGGGGACCGTCAGTGCGATATAGGAGCAAGCGTGGGTTACAGTAGAGTCACGACATGGTCAGCTGGAGAGTCGCTTACGGCGGCTGATCTGAATGCGGAGTTCAACGCGGTTTCCGCATACTCCATCCCGAAGGCCGACCTGGCCCAGAAGTCCATCCCCATTACGATTCCCGTGTTCTTTGGGCCTCAGTTCAACGGGGCAACCAAGACGGTGAAGACGAAGCTGAAGCATGCGATCGGGCCCCTCCGGGTCACCCTCCACGCGGGCGCTATCAGCGGTAACCTGGACCTGTCCATCCAGGGCTCTGTGAGCGGAGAACTCATCAGCGGGACAACCTTGCGGGTATCGAGCACGGCGGTGGGGCACACCGACTCCTTCACTACGGCTAACGTGGATGCGGGAGAGGACCTGACCTTCACTCTGGTAAAGGACAGCGGCAACGTGAGTGAGGTTTACATTTGCCTAACGGCTAAGACGGAGTTGATCTGATGCTAGGGGATTTACTGGGTGGCTTGCTTAGCATAGCGGGAACCTTTGTCGGTGGGCCTATTGGCGGCATGGCTGGGGGGCTTTTAGGC